ATAGCAACTGATGACGCGATTGTATAAAACGCCATTGCTTTTTGATAAATGTTGTATGCAATTACCGCTGTTGCGATCAATCCGATTGCTGCCGCTAATGTTAAAAATATTGTTGTGTGTGTTTGTAAAAAATCTGTTATCGGTTTTAGTATGCCTAACAATGCTGCAAGCGCTGGCAACAATGCAGCACCGATAGATTCTTTAGTTTCGTCTAATGCAATAGACATACCCTTCATTCGGCCTTCAAACGAATTTGCAGCAGTAGACGCAGCGCCACCAAACGAAACAGCAAGCGCGCCAGTAATATCATCAAGTGTTGACGATGAATCAATAACACCTTTTAGCGACGGGTCAAGTTTTGTTAACGCGCCAGTCTGACCATTTGCAGCTTTGCCTAATGCAAGTGTCACAGTTTCAAGATCGGTTCCAGTAGCCGCTGCTATGTCGAGAGCGGTCGTCATCAAACCTTGTGCGACTTCCACCGAGCCTGTAGACCTGACCAAACTTGCCATAGCAGGTCTAAGATCATCGTCGGCTACCGAAAATGCTTTACTCATACCAGATATCCATTTTTCATTGCTGGCAATAACATCGTCAGTTGCCATAGCGCTAGTTCGTAACTGTTGCGCTAACAAATCTTGTGCTTTTTGATCCTCAACAGCCGCACCGGTAGCAAGACCCAAACCCGCAGCCAAACCACCGAGCACAGCGACCGCTGGTAGAAAAGCTTTTTTTAATGCAAAACCCGTTTTGGCGCCAGCGCCCTCAAGATCGTTAAATTGCGCGATTGCTTTTTTTAATTGAGATCCGTCGTACTCTGCAATAATTGGAATAGATAAAGCCATTAGAAACCTTTCTGCACTACTGCGACTACATCTTTAATTAGTTGTTTCATTTCGGTTTCAACTTTATCTTTTGCGCTGTCCACCGCTGGCTGCAGTAGTCGAGTTTTGCCTGAGTCAATAGCGCCTAATGATTTGGCAAGTTTGTTAGATGTTTTGCGACCAGCGGTTTCGAACACTGCAGCTGCGACATCTTTTTGAATAATGAGTATTACGCCGATTGCTTTACGCCGGGTATCAAATTTCATTTGCACACCTTTGACCGCTTTGGCAACAGTGAACGGGAATATTTGTCTACCGCCTTGCTTCCATTTGCGCGACATGCCAGATAGCGCGTATGGGTCTGATTCGTTAGCCATGCGCGCATACGATCTACGACCTGCGTCTAACGCCGGCTCCGCTATTCGAGTCGCGTCAGCCTTAAATTGCTTTTGTAATTGTTTGTCTATTTTGCCTAATTGGTTGATTGCATCTTTAACGCCGTCAACTCTGACCGTTGCGCCGATAGTCATGACTTGCGATCTTTGTTAATCAAATCAATGACAGTGTTCATATCGTCAAATTCAAAACTAATATCAGCAGGCCAGTAACCAGTAGCCACAACAATTTGCGCTAATCCGTAGCGGTAACTACCGCGTGTACTTTTGGGTCGTTAGCCTCAATTACTTCAAGATTTTTTAACGACTTAATGTATTCGTCAAGTAACGCCGGAACTGTGATACCTGCAGCGCGTGACGATTCGTACGCCATAAATGACAAATCCTCAATACCGATACCGTCTGACATTTGGGATGCTTTGCGTTTATATTTGCGTTCCCACGCCACGATTGTAAATAAATTTGTTGACACGGTTTGTTGTGTGTCATCGTTGAATGTGATTTTAAGTGTTAGTTGCATGCGTGTACCTTCCCGGTTGGTCTTGTTGTTTTAGTTCTCAGCGGCCAGAGCCGCGCGATCATGAAGTCGCTTTAGTTAATACGCCACCATTAAAAGTAAGCGTCAATGTTGACAATTCGCCTAACGATGCGTTAATTGGTGTGTGTGACTCAAGGTATGCGCCTGTCAATGTGTAACTAGGATTTGTTGCGCTCACTGCTGCAGATGTTGGCTTTATGACAATCGTTGTAACGATGCCAACCAAATTGTAGATTGTGGCTTCAGTTTCGCTCGCAGCATACGACTGATAAAGAGTCACCTCGACGCTGTTGTTTTGTAGCGATGTCACTGCTGAGCCACCAAATTTGCGTGCCGAGTCACCAAACGCTGTTGTTTCTAATTGCTCATAAACATAATTGACGGTTGCGCTAGTGCACTGATCCTGTAGATCGACAGAGTTAATCGTGACCGTTGGATTTGATAAATAAACTGTTGTCGCCATGTCGTGTTAATCCTTTGCGTCTGTGTCTATAGTTTTAGCAGATTTTTTAATCTTTAGTGGGGATAGATGACCAGCCTCAACGAGAAACAGCAAGTCGGTTGTTAGGTCGCCTAGATCAGCCTCTCGAATGATGTCGCCTCGTGTGTGACCGTTTAGACGGTTGCTGGTTACTTCGTAGTCCATTAGGTCGTGCTCGCTTTCATTTGTATGTTTAACGATAATGCAGGGTAGTCAACGCCGCCGATTGTTAGTGTTGTGGGTCTGCCGTCAGTGACCGCAACTTTGGCTGCTAAGACTTTGGCTGCGACATTGAGCGCGTTGCGGTATGCGTCTGCGTTGCTCGGCCCGAGGCTGATAACTGTGACCGGTATTGAGATGTCAACAATGTTTGCGTTAAACGCTGTAAATGACATTGCATCTAACAGTATGCAAGGCGCTTGCACATTGCGTGGGTCTGTAATGCAGACGAGCCCAGACACTGCGTTGAGTGTTGTGGCAAGGTTATTTATCGCCGTATTGAATAAGTCGGTGTATGTCTGTGCTGCCATTACGCAACCTGTGGTCTGTCAACACCAATCAATTGTTTAACCAGTGGCGACAGTCCGTTAGTTGAGCCAGTCGACATGCCGTCAAATGATGCAAAGTCGCTGATGCCGCCGCGCTGGCGATACAACGCGCCACCATACATGATCGTGCCAAGCGTGACATCACCACCCGGCGAAGTTGTAAGACTGTCAAAATAGCCGACTTCTTGTCGGCGACGATAACAAAACTGGTTAGCAGCGCTAGCGCACTGTGTCACGAATGTAGTGTCGTCGCTCGTCGCTGTGGCTATTCCGAGCCATGTGAGGATTTGCGCGGCTGTGACCCAACTACAGGTCTGTGTGTATGCAACAGTGCCACCAAACGCGACAACCCAATTAACATCTGTGCCAGTGCATGCGTAAAGTATTTGATTAGGTATCGGTGTTTCGTAATCAAAATACAATTCGCCAGTAATACCGTCAACACCTGTAAACAAATATTGCGGCAATTCAAGCACTGTAAATGTGCCGTTGAATGGTGACACAAGTGCGGCGACAGTTATAGATTGACCTACAACTATTTCGGCTGGTTCTAGCGTGCTAATGCATGCGTAGTTGCTTAATAGTTGTTTGCTGGCTGTGTTGTATGTCGTCATGGCGGTTAAGCCGCCTTTCGACTAGGCCTGTGTGATCTTGCGGATCATGCCCGGAATTGCAGCAAAGGTACTTACATAGCCGTGGAATGACATCAAACGACCTAACACCGCTGGTTGATCTATTGATAGCAATCCTCGAATGCTTTCGTAGAATTCGAACGCATCGCCAGTACCTTGACCGACTCGCGTAATGACCATAGTTTTGGCAGCAAAATTGCTGTCAACTACAAGTTGCAAACCGATTGGATTGCCATTCCATGAAGTTGCGTTTCCGCCACCAAGCGCGTTCTGTCCTGTGAGACCTGCGCCGATGAATGGAAACACTGGGCGACCAGTTGAGTCTGCAAGTTGTCCAAGTTGACCCCAAACATCTGGCGATACAAACATGTGTGTTGGTGTGAAGTTTCTGCCGTTAGAAATATCTACAGCAGAGTCGTAAACACTTTTAAGCAAGTCGGCTACTGTCAAATCCCAAACACCGCTAGATGTTGCGGCTGCAAGCAAATTGTCTGCACAGACATTGTCTGACGCGATCATGTATTCGCCCATCAAATCATTGATAATTAAATTCATTGCTGGGCCAGATGTAAAGTCAATGTCCTGTCGAGACAAAGTTACTTGCCCTGCAAGTGTTGTCTTAGTGACCGAGTTTGCGGCAATGACCATTGTTGTTGCCGACACTGAACTTAACTGTGTTGACTGTGAAGCGACGCTTGTGTGCGTTGTAATTGTTGGTCGAATAAATGTTGCTGTATTACCGCCGTCTGGATATGCGCGAGCGCCAATTGCTTCAACTACAGGACGAATGAAATTTAAGTCCTGCACTAATGGCAGTAGCACTGGCACTGGCAACAAACCGGGTGTATCACTGGTCAACACATCGCCAGCGGCCGCTTCAAGAATTGTGCGCTTTGACGCTGTGTATTCTGCGACAGCTTTGTTCATGTTTTGAAATGTGTCGCCACCAATGTGATACGCGGCCATAAAATCGCCTGCGCTTGGCATTTTGAATTCGCGTTTTGGTTGCGCGAATAATGGTGTTGCCGTGATTACTTCTGGTGCTGGCACTGGTGCTGCTGCTGTTACATCGCTCATAATTTTCTCCTGTGTAGGTATAACTTCATTTAACTCTGTTTGTGGTTGTGTTTGTGGGATACTCGCCGCGACTTGTGTAATTACTGAACCTGCAAATGCTGGTTGTGAAACTAGCGATAGTTCTACCCAATCTGCGGCTTCAATAATCATGACGCCAGCTTCGTCGAAACTGTATTTGGTTGGATTGACACCGACCGACACTTCGCTTATTGTGCCGTCACTAGCCAAGATCATTGCTTCGTTGCCTAGCGCGGTTGCGCTTACTTTTGCTACGAACATCATTGCTTCGGCTGTGTCGACGCGCTCTGTTACTTGACCAATAATTTGTGTTGCGTCGTGTTGCATATACAGTTTCGGGTTGCGACCTTTAGTTGAAAGTGCACCGGGTTTGAATTGGACTTGTGTGCCGTCAGCAACTGTCGCTGTCTGGTTGTACTCGACTGCTATGCCACTGATAGATCGGCGTGGCTGACCGTCAGCCTGCGCCGCATCTACCGTGATCTGTGAAGGGACTAATTTGATCATGCTGGCGATTGTATATCGTTTGGCATTGCCATTGGTGGCATTACTTCGCCGCCTGCGTCCGCGTCATCGGTGTATGAACCTTCCAAATAATCGTCTGCGTCAAATTCGACATATGTGCCGTTAGGTAGCACATTGTTTTGACTAAGTGTGCCAGTGATGCAATCGGCGTATGCGCGTACACCAAAATTCCATAGATCGGCGCGCGCTTCGCTACTTGATTGGTACGAATAACTGCCTACTGATACGCCTGCAAGGTATGGCGGTATGTTGCAGAGACGCACCATTTCCATTGCCTGAAATTCTGCCGAGTCAATTAACAACATTTTGTCGGGTGTAGTTAACAATTCTTGGTACATGACAAACTCGTTTAATGCTGCTATTTGGTTTGTGTCGCGTGCTGTTTGAAACGCGGCAGCCAAGTCAGCCAGTTCTTGACCGCTCATAGGTTCGCCGCCAGTTTGACGCAAAATACCTGCAGGGATTTGTGACGACGAATTACGATTACGCGCCGACTCAAGTTTTAACGCAGTTTCTACAGATTGTGTGCTTTGGTAGATGATGCCTTGTATTGGTGACAAGAATTGCACAACATCGTTTGGGTCTAATTCGCCGCCGTTAAAAATTATTTGTTTAGACGGCGCAAACCATACTGGCCCGGCTTGATCTAATGTTTGCACCATTGCTGCAGGTAGTCGAGTAAACGCGGCAGGGTATCCGTCAGCAGTTCTAGCGGTGATGTACCAGAATGCGCGCCCATAAAAAAATAGGTCGTCAAATGTCCATGACAAAATAAAATTGTTTGGCAACGCCGGGTCTATTTTGCGTAACCAAGATCGTGGCGCTAATGGCATTTTTTCCATGTCGTCGCCGTTCCACATTTCGTTATACATCTGTAATTTCATGCAACCAATAACTGATGCCATAAGATCGCGCGCTCGACTGACAGTCGGTATTGACATGCACTTATTGCGCGCTTGACCTTCGATGTAAGAGTAATAAAGTCCGACCATGCCAGCGCCAGAATTGTTTGTGCTTGGCATCATGCCATACGCGGCTGCAGCTTTATTTGCTGGCGGTGCGCTTGTCTCAGATTTAATTTTGCCTGCAATAAATTCAATCAAAGTTTTAGCCATGCAGTAAGTATGCCACTACACCTAGCGCGCATGTTGTATAGGTGCTGGCCGCAAACAGACCGAGAAAGCAGGTAAACAGCCAGCCACCCGTTGAACAGATTAGCGTGACGCAACCACGATCATAGGTTTACCGACCGCTACAGGTTTGTGCACCATGCTGACCGCGAACACCAAACACCTAGCCAACTCGATCGGTCCGGGTGATCTGACTGATGACAAAGTTAACGACCCCTGATTTTTGACTGATACTGCGCGCTCAACATGTTGACTAAGTAGCGCGCTACCGTCATGCCTGACGCGCTGTTCAATAATGGCGGCTCTGGCGGTCTGTGTCCAACGCATCATTTCACGATTGCCAACCATTTGCGATCGATGCACAAACTTTTGTGGCAGCGACATTTCAAACGCCGGCGTAATCAACAGTCGAGTAGTTGCATCTTTACAACATTCATCGACAGCCAGCCAACACTCAGCCAAAGTATCTTTAACAAATTGCTGACAGATTTGTATGTTGCCGTCAGCGTTTAGCGCCGCTCTGACACCCACAAATTTTGACTCGTCTTGCGATTGCTCAATGGCAAGGACACCGCCGTTAGGCATAGGCAATTCTGTTTTAAGGTTTGCCCAAGCGCCCGGTTGTAACCATGCGTGCGCGCTCGCTGTCCACAAATTTACTGACGACCGTAGAAACGCATTGCGATTAGGTTGCTCAGCTTCGGCGCGCAACACATCAACCGTAAGTGTGTGACCTATTGCAGGGTTTGCTTGCAACCATGCTTCAACGGTCATCGGGTCTGTAGTTGACGCTGGCGAATATTCCGCAAAGTACAACGATGTTTGTGTGCCGTCATCAATAGCGCGCAAACCTTGCTCACGCCAACGCAACATTTCCACACTCGACTCATCGCCGCTAGTGCTAGTCATAAACAACAACGGCGATTGCCGGGTACGCATAGTCGGTAGCAAACCTACTGACACCGCATCTGGCGACACCGCCCAAAGCTCGTCGATGCAAACTAGATCAGCGGTCAGACCGTGAAACGATGTAGGCGTAGCAGCGCGCACAAGCCAGCGCGTACCGTCAGGCAAATTAGCTTCATTACGGCCAACAGCCCAAGTAAGAATTGCACCGAAATGCTGTTCAAGAATTGGTGCAACTTTATGAAACAACTCAATCGCTAAATCTAACTTGTGTGCAGTAGTAATAATTGTTTGCGGCTCGCCCCGTAATTTTGGCATCTCAGTACACCAAAACCCGACCAAACTTTCAAGCAATTTTGATTTGCCGTTTTGTCGAGCAACACTAACTAATGCTTGACGCGCCAACAGATCACCATGCTCATCATGCGCCAAGAACCCAGACGCACAATGTTGTTGCCATTGCATTAACTCAATATTTAGATATGTGCGCGCCCATTCAGTAACACCATTTGCAAAGTAAGTGCCGTCACGCTCAACCGCAGTTTCTAATCT